GGTGGTAATTTCTGTAAAAGTTCGTCTTTGGTTATCATTAAATATCGTAATTGAATGAAAATGGAACTGGTATGCTATCTACTGTCATAGTCCCTTTGATTTCAATATTTTGCATTTTGTTATACAAAAATTGTGAAATCGCATTTAAAATATTGTTTGTGTCAGTAACAATATTCAATGGTATTATGACTAAGCTATTTGCATCTATACTATAAACACCATTAATTGACAAAAAACCTATTTGTGTTTTCGCACTGTCCAGTATTACACCTTGTAAGTTTGTAACCTTCGCCAATAATTTAGTAGGGTTATAAACTTTTAGATCAATAGCAATTTTAGGATTTAATAATCCACCGTCAAACTTTACTTTGCCAATATCTATTTTAACACTTTGTAATAACACATATTTTTTCCAAGCCCACCAGCCAGCAAGTCCTAAAATAGCAGCTATTAACATAGATTTTGGCTTCATTCTAACAAATTTAATAAATCAAATCGACATAACTGTTAATTTTTTGTTAAGAATCGCTTAAATAGTGTGTATTGGTTTAATCCTATGGGTTAAAAGGTGTATCTTCGGGGCAAACCTGATGGGTTGACCCGAAGAACCCCTAAAAAACACTACTTATAATAATTTTAACCCAATGTTTTAACCCAATTGATTGTTCTTTTTTCACTTTTAAAAATAACCTTTGAGTATATACACAAAAAAAACCAGCTTTTCGGCTGGTCTTTTTTTTTAGGTCGTATGTCTTTAATCTATCTTAATCTGCTCAACAAAGTCCTTTGTTCGTTTGTCGTACACATTTATTGATTTTGCCCCGATACTGGCTGCAAACGTCTTAAAATTGTCTAAAAAACGAATATTTCGATATTTGGTAGGTCGTCGTTCTAATTCTTCCTTAAAAAAAATAATGCAAGTATAGTAATTCATATAATTTTATTTGTTACATTTGCAATGAAAAAAGAACCTTCTTATATAAAGGGGTTTATATTAATTAGGAAAGCAGCTATATTTAGCTGCTTTTTTTATTCTTCCCATTTAAAAGTTTTGCTTGGTGGTCTATTGTGTTGCCTATGTTTTAATTCAATTTCACCTTTATGATTAAAAATTAAACTTCTTACAAATTTTGAAATTAGAATATCATAACATTCACAATATTCTTTTAAATTTTGTTTTTCTTTTTCAGTTAATCTAATTGTTAAATAGATTTTTTTGTTTTGTTTTTCCATTTTGTTTAGTTTTTTATTTTATATAATTCATTTTCTTTGTGTATCCAGTTTTTTTCAATCCATTCTTTAACTATTCCTTTACTTGAACTTACACCTTTACCAGTTATTTCTTGTAGGTCTGCAACAAGTTGTTTGTAAGTTTTAGGTGCATATAAAGAACGGTGCAATGTATCACGGTCTGATAATTCAGTTTTCTTTTTAACTGGTTCTTTTATTTCGTTTGTTTCGCTTCCATAAATAGAAACTTGCTGCCATTCACCGCCATTGTTAATTAAGGTAATAGGTTCAAAATCTTCTGAACTACGCAAAAATCGTGGGGACATTGTGAAAGTTTGCTTTTCTTTATCCTTTACTATTTCTATTGTACTTTGTGCATATCTATCAGTATTTGAACCTAAGTGACCTAAAGTGCTTCCAGCTTGTCCTTTGCCTTGGTGCAATACTCCTATAATACAACAGTCATAAACCTTTGTAACCCGTTTGAACCAGTTAATTAGTTTTTTTGATTCTATGGGATCGTTGAAGTCTAGTATAGTATCCAAAATTCCGTCTATTATTACAATAGGTGCGTTTGAACTTGCTAAATAGTATTCTACCATTGCAAGAATGTCTTTTGGTTCGTCTTCACGAAAAGTATATAAACTACACCAATCAGGGATTCCGTTAATACCAGCAAACTTTTTAATTCGTTCTACTTGCCTGTAAAAATCGTAGTCGCTTGATTCAGTATCAAAATAAGCTATTTTACGTCGTTCTGCTGGAAGGTGCAGCTTCATTCCCCACAAATCAGCAGCAGTAAAAACCGTGCTGATAAGTGCGGAAAGAAATGTGCTTTTGCCCGTTTTCGGCAATCCAGTCAGTATTACGAAGTTCGAGTTAGTACCAATCGTGGACGTACCAATGGTCCATAAAATTTGGTCTTTATTTGGTATATAGTCAGCATTATATTTACGGCTTTCAAGTAGAACTTGTAACGGTTCTTTTAATGTTTCCATTAAATATGATTTTCTAGTAAAGCACAAAGAATAAAAGCAATAATTAAAGCAATTAAACCCTCTAAAGTTTCTTTTTTCATCTTTTAGATTTTTTAGATTTTTTCAAATTTGAGTTTAAATAACTATTCAATTGTTCTATTTGTGCAATACTAAAAAACAAAATTAATCTAGTAGGTTTTTTATTACTGTCTGATTGTCCATTTACATCAATATATATATAATCGGGTTTTTGATTTTCTAATGGTTCATTTTCCCAAGACGGAACAATATCGTCAATACGATTTATGCAATAAAATTTTTTCATTTGTTAGAATTTAAGTTTTTTAAAATAACGTGTAATTATACCGCGAACTCTATAAGTTTTATATGCTGGTTGTAACCAGTATATAAACCTATACTTCCAAAATTTATATTTCATAAATTATGGCTTAACTGTACAATTTCGTTTTTCATAGATAGAATACTATCTTCCATGAATAACTTAATTTCGCCTGAAAGTGAAAAGGGGAAATCGTGCTGAGTTACAGCATTAAATACTCCATTTGTGCCGTAAAAAAAGACATTTACGTTGTTGAAAGGATAGCAGGTTAAAAGCTGCTCTAATCTGTCAATTTTAGTCTGCAATTCCTTAATTGTTTCGACTATTTGTGCGGTTTTGTTATACATATAAAAGGGTTTAGGCTTTAAATGTAGTAACAAATTTCATATTTCCAAATATTTTTTCAATTATAGGCAAAAAAAAACCCACTAACAATTGTTAGTGGGTAACCCTTAAATACACAAACTATTTTAAAAATAGGTCTGCTTCTGCTTTTCTTCTTATAGTTAAACCCTTCATTATAGTTAATTTACCATTAATCATTGCTTTATTCCAAAATTGAAATTGGTTTGCTACTGTACTTTTATCTGCACCTGAATTAAGCAATTTTAGCAAAGTGCTTGATTTAAGATTACCAATACCCAAGTTATATACAAAACTTGTCAAACTGTCAAGCTGGTTCTGATTTATTGGAACCGTAACAACTTTTTTTATATCAGCTATTACTGAACTCATTTCTTGTCTTAACCACCTAATTGCAGTTTCTTCGGTTATAACATCCCCTTTTTGAACTGGTCTTTGTTCGTCATAGTTATATACACTTCCATAACCTACTGTAATTCGTCCAGTTCCGTCGTCGTAGGGTGTTAAATATTTACCTTCAAAACCTTTTATAAAATTTTCTGCTGAACTTGTCATAGGTGTTATTATTAAGATCAATGCAATTGCACCAACTATCAAATATGTTTTTGTTTGCTGGTTCATTTTTCACTATTGATTTAATCCGGTACTTGCATCTTTTGCGTGAAATAAACCTATACCCGAAATAATTGCACTTATTCCTGTTACAGTATCACCTTTTACTATTTGTGCGATTCCTGTAATAATAGCACCAAAACCAAATAAGGAAGTTTTCCAATTTTTAAACATTTTTTATTTTTTTGATTTGATGTAATAATAACGAATAGCAAAAACTCCCGATACAATTGCAACAAGTGCAGCAGTTATAGAAACATATTGCTGCACTATGTTTAAACTGATAAATGCAGTAGAACCACTCAACAATAAAAATGTATCTCCGTTTTTATTCTGCATCTAAATTTGTTTCTTTTACAATATTTGCAACAATATTAAATGCTTGAGCAGCAGTAAATGAGGCATCCATATTAGGAAAGATTCCGCCTTTAATTGCTGCGTCTAATACTTCTTTTAATACTTGTAATGCTTGTTCGTTTTTCATTTGTTTGTGTATTTTAATAGTTAAAAAAGAACTTATACTGTTACTGGAACATCACCAGTAATGACTAAATTTAGTTTTGTTGCTGCCCAAAGATAAGCTGCACTATTGGTAGTCCAGTCTGTAGTATAATCAGGCAATGTCATAGTCAAATTACCACTTGCAATGGTTATAAACAAATTATCTTTTAATTCGTAGTAAAAAATAGCACTATCAAATAAGTTGTCATTAATGCAAGTAAGATTAAAGATAGTTGCACTATCAGTTATTCCGTTATACCAAATATTTACTGGTTGTATTGTTTTCATTTTTTTTATTTTAAGGTACTATTGTTAAAATTCCAGCATTACTATAAACATCACCGCTACTTAAACCAACTGAACTTGTTGGTAAACCAACTATCCTTAATTTAGATGATCCATTTGTACTTGTTCCAATTAATAAATTTCCACCTGATGCTTGTAAGCTTATATTATTAACTGCTGAAAATGTTTTTGTATAACCTTGTATTACAGCGACGTTACTGGCATTTGTTCCTATTGCAATACCATTTGTCTGATTGTTTCCGCTTATATGTGTGGAAAATGTATTGGCACTATCTGTTACAAATAAATTAACTACTCCGCCTGTGCTACCAATATTTACAATGCCATTTAAATAACTACTTCCATTTACTATTAATTTTTGTCCCGAGTCTGTTACTGTTCCAACAAGTAAATTTCTTGAAGCACTAATACGTACAGCTTCTTGTGTGTTTGTTGTACCAGCATCATAAATGCCAAACAAAATTGGCGAAGCTGTTGTACTACTATTATAAATACAATAGTTACCGCTAGCCGAACCTTGTATAAAATTATTAGTTGCTGTTGATATTCCTAAACCAGCATTGAAAGTTGGTGCTGTTCCTGTATTTCTTAAACGTATGCTAGGGGCATTTGCACCAATGCACACTATATGATTATCACTTGTAGAATTATTAACAATTAATGCACCACTGCTAGTTGTGTCTGCACCAATAAATACTTGACCTGTATTTTTAACAGTAATACGGTTTAATGTATTAGTAACATCAGTAATAATAAAATCATTTGAAGCACTATTATATAAATTGCCAATATTCCATTTACCAATACCAGCTAACTGAAATTGTAAAGTACTATTAGTAATTCCTGTACCATTAAAAGTTGCATTAATTCCTGTTGCTGTGTGAACATCAAAAGGAGAACTAGGGGTAGGTGTGTTTATTCCTAAATTAGTATTGAAATAACTTAAATTATAATCTATTATAAATACATCTTTTGAAACTTCTGGCGGGTTTAAAGTAGCATCGTAAGAAAATCTGAACCTTTGTCCATTACTTGCATAAGGAAAACCATTGTCACCAACTTGGAAAACCATTTCTCCTTGGTCTATTGTTGTTGCATATCCAAATATTTTCCAATTATCATTATTAGCCATTGTCTGACCAATATAATTCGAAGTACTACCTAATCCATTTGTAGCAATAGTAACAATATTACTACTTAAACCTCCAGCAGTAATTTGAATACCTACATTTGATGTATTACCATTTGTAGTTACTTGTTGCAATGTTCCACTTGTACCAGCACCAGCATCTGCAATTTGAACCCATGTACTGCCAGTATCTCTGTAAATACCTGTACTTGGGTTATCTGAATCTACGAATAAACGACCTTGAAAACTTGCTGCTGGTCTTGTTGCTAATGAAGAAGCAAATAAAGCTGGTGAACCTTTTTGATTCAATACGTCTAGTTTAACCTCTATATTGCTGCTCATTCTATTAAATATTTATATATCGTTTTCTGATAATTACACAATTGTTTCCGCTTGTGCTTGTTCCGAAATTGACAAAGAATTTTTGATTTGTTATTTCACCTTGATTACCGCTAATGCTCAAAGATTGATTTGGTTGCAATGGTACATTTTCGATAGTTACAATTGAAGTACCATAGTTAACAAATGAAATAGTATTACATTCACTCACTATATATTGACTAGTATCTACTGTGTAAAAATCAGTAGCATATTGCAATATGTTTATATTTATATTAGTCATAAAATTATATTTGAGTAGGTAATTTACTTCTAGTACCGCTAATTGAATATTTAACGTTATAAGTTGCTACTTGTTCTGCTGGAGTTACTAAAGTTGATTTATCTATAATCATTGGTAATTCATTTGTAGATTGTACCATTGATTTAGTATTTGAAGGGTATAATTTTTTGTAAATATACCAACCAGCAAAACCAGCAAGAACTAAGTAATATATATTTTTATTTTTCATTTTATTTTATTTAGCGACATCTGATTTAAAAATAATTCCGTCAATTCCATTTGCATAATCTTTACCAAATTTTACATTATAAGTATCTGCGGTTTCTGAAATAACAGTATATCCTGTAAAATCATTCGTCAATTGTGTAAAAATTACCTCAAAATTTTTATTGTAAACTTTACCGCCCATATTTAAAAATATTCCTGTACTTCCTACTGGTGCGTTCTTTTGAAATAAATATTGGTAAGCTGAATAGTCTATTGGTGTTTTTTTCTTATTCAAATATTTGTATAAAAAAAGTAAAGCTATACCAATACCAATGTATAAAGTAGTTTCTTTTTTCATTAGTTCAAATTATTTACATAAGAAATTAATGCTGCTATATGATCATTACTTAAACCGTCCCACGGTAAAAATCCGCCACCATTACCCAAAAAACTTAAAAAATCAGTACCTTTTTGTTGTTGCCATTTATCTGCTAAATAACTTACTTGTGTTTTGTAAGATAGTTTTTTAAATTGTGCTAGTATTACATCGTAATTATCGGATAATACTCCAAATGAATCTTGTATATTATAAATAATATCACTTAAAGCTGCATCAGTTATTATTTTAGGACCAGTATACTGCTTCCAGTAGTTTGGGTTCCAAGGTGAATTAATTTTTAATGTTTCATTCTGAATTGAAATTTGTTTATCACTTTTCAATATTCCGAACTTCATTAGTATAGGTCTAGCAATTAAAAAATAAGCTAAACCTGCACCAATACCATATTTAATTATATTTTCTTGCGTCTTCTTGTCCATTACTATAACATTAAAAGTAAACTTTGCAATTTTGCCGCACTCATTTTATTTAATGCTTTTAAATGTTCTATTGATACACCTTTTTGCATTAAACTCTCTAAAATTTCTATTGCTTCAGATAATTCAATTTCGTCTTTGCCAATACCAGCAATTGCGGCTGGTGCTGCTGCATTACCTTGAATAAATCTACCTATTGCACCTATTAACATACTTTGTATTTCAGGGTTTTTTAAAATACCAGCTAAACCGTCTTCAGGTTCTTCTAATTCTAATTCGTCTTCGGCTTCAAGTGCTGATAACCTACTAACTAACATTTGATTTTGTTCAACTAATTTTTCTAGTAGCATTTCAGTTCTACCGCTATTATTATATTGTGGTTGTACTGAACCTAAATACTGCGGTTTATTTAATTGAAAAGTAATGCTGGTAGTTTCAGGTTTTTGCCCTTTTCTACCAGCATTATTTGTAACTAAAAGATATTCGGTTTGATTTTCTGCATTGTTTTTTAAAGTATGTAATGCAGTTGTTAATTCATTATATCCTTGTTCTTTATCACCAGTAAAGCTAAATCTACAATAGGCTTCCGTTGGGTTCATTTTAGCATAAATCTTATAATTGCTACCGTCTGCATTTTCGTAAAAATGTAATACTTGTTCTATACTAAATAATTCAGCCTTAAAAATTGCCATTGTACTATATATTAATCAAAATGATAGAAAACACCTATTGAATAAGCGACGTTTGTCGTACTTAATGCACTAGGTAAACTAATAAAAGATTTTGTCCAACTGATAGTAATACCATTAATATCCAATGGATCGTTTTGGTATGGATCAGTTGCACTATTCACAATATTATTAAATTCTAAAATTGGAACTCTATATAATAATTGTAAATCGCCTTCATAAAGAGTAACAAAACTTTTTTTCATATCAGCAGTAGTAACTGGAGTTGAACCAGTTAAAGGAGTTGCTGAAATTGTACCAGCAGTATAGAAAACTACGCGATCGATACGGGCTGACCTCAAATTCGGTAAATCTGGGAAATTGAACTGCGTTAAAACTGAGCCACTTGGCACACTAATTTCAACGGCTTCAAAACGTTGCACTTTCATAATTATTAATTTTTATTGTTTTAAAAAATTGCTGGTGTTTACCTACACCAGCGAAAGTTATTCAACATTATTAAATGTGAAAAAAGAAACTTTAAAAATTATTATTTTATGCTCGTACAGTTTTGTAAAAGTATACCACGAAATAAAAACGCAACGTAGGTATTAGAATCAAGTGTTGTAGGTGCTGCTGGTAAGTTTAAATTGATTTGGTAGTTAGCTGCACCATTAATAACAATGTTAGGTTCTACTGGATATACTGTATCTTCTGAACCGTCAACTTGGTTAATAGGAAAAACTGTTTGAGCAGTTACACCTACACCCTTTTGAGTCTGAGGTACAAAATAATGCTTCAAAATATCCCACTTTGGTAATATTTGTTGGTTATTAGCAATGATAGACATACTACCATTATACACGTTCATAAGCTGTGCTGCACCAGTTGAAAAAGCTGTTGGATCAGGATACTCGTAAAAAGGTGCTGCACCATTGGTATTTGCACCGCTTACTAAGAAAACCGAAAGCTCACTTACGACAAATAAGTCCTGAAGATTAAGCAAAGAAAGTCGAACGTTCGCATTTGAAGTATTTTGATTTACTAAAATAGGAACTGAATAAGATGCTGAAGAAGTAGTTAATAAAACTTCGCTTCTTAAAAAAGATTGTGTTGCTACTGCGTGGCTAGTATCATAACCTAACTGATTTACTAAAGCCTTACTGTTCTCGTACACGAGACGCAAACCCATTTGACTACTCATATTGATTTATTTTATATTTTATTAATTAATTTTTATTAGCATTTTTCCATTTCGGTCAATGCTGCGATTCCAGCGATATAGTTACCAGCAGTGCTAGTTTGGTATCCACCTACGCCAGCGATATAATTACCGCCTGTTTGAGTTTGATAACCTGCAATTGCTTGTACTGGTTTATTACCATAATTATACCCATTCATTCCAGACAAAGCTGATATTTGAGACTGAGCTAATTTTAAACCACCTACTGCAATCATTCCTGAACCTAAATTTTTTCCTAAATCAGATTTAATAAATCTTGGTAAAATTAAACCTAATGCAATCGGTGCTGCACCGTCAATC